TCGCAAATGTTGCTGAGGCACTTAATGAGATTGACCCAGAGTCTGTGAATCCCGAATTAACTGCGTAGGTTGCAGAAACTGGCATAGTCATATCTTCAGCCAGAGCATAAGATGCATCTATATCAAAAGAAACAGAACCTACCTTTGTATGACCAACCCCTAGAGTAAACCCATCGCTTACAGCGTATGTCGCACTATCCGTCTTAGCGGGAGTATCCCAGTCTATTCCTATGTTACTCCATAGGATCGGAGATATAGCCTCCGCCCAAGTAATGGGCGCTGTCATTACATATAACCGCTAGTGTTCATTACTCTAAGCGCAGAGCCAGAGTGTCTATCCTTATTGTCCTGTTCCTGTAGATCAGAAATACCCTGTTGCAAGGCTTGCGCCCACAGAGGAACCCTCTCGTCATTCATTATAAAAGGCTCTGCCTCAAGCATACTTCCGTAAAGATATATGTCTGGGGCGTTAGTTATTAACCAGTTAGTTGTTGTCGAGACACTCAGGTTGTCAAACTTTTTATAGAACAGCATTTCCACTTCCTGAACAGATGCCGGGATTGGGCCAAGTGAAACCTCATTCGCTAATATGGTGTAGAACTTTGGTGTTCCCTGTGTGCTGCCTCCCCATAACCTGTCATAAATTTCTGGGGTAACATAAGACAAAGTTGTCAGGGGGCTGGTATTAACCTGAAAGTTACGCATCTGTATGTAACTTGCTGGTAATGCTAGATTCCTCTGGGCTGCCACAGTATTTGCAGTATACTTAGCTTCCATAGAACGTAAGCGCAAGACCCGGTTGAATCTAGCCTCTGCCAAAGCTATAAACTCTGGTATCCTCGCCGTCAGGTCATCCCTGTCCAGCCAATTAGCTACAGCGGTCTGTAGCTCGCTGTAGGTGCTAATAGCCATTAGGGTACGACATTACGGGCTGCAAAGAATACGTTTTGATTTAGTATTCTATAGTTTCTTTGTGTGCGCCCTTTGACACCAAATGCGTATAACCACATAATTAAACCCTCGTTGGTGTAGTTCTAAAATATTTGTTAGCGGGATCGTTGAGATACCTCTTCATAAGATTATGATCTCTTTGTATCTCCCCGTTAGTTTCCTTCATCCATTGAGTCCATATATTCGTGGGAATAGAAGCAACACGTACACCTTTCCCAGACTTGCCGGGAGTAAGTAGATCGCCATAATTATTATAGGCTTGCTTATTCTCTTCTAGTATAGGCTCAACATCCTGTCGTGTATTGATAGTAAATTCAGTCTCATCAGCGTTTGAATGAAACGTATCTACTGGAGTAGGATTACCTTTCATTACAAGTGATACCCCGGATCATTCCCTTCTACTATCCTATTTACACGCTCTTTAGTAGTTAGTTTCTTTACGGACTTCTCAGATTTTTTACTATCTGATTTCTCCATAGTCTTCACAGCCTTTTTAAGTTCTGCTTTAGTAACCATATCTATCCTCTGGAAAATCCATTCTTACCGGATGCTTTGACGCAAGCATCTATCATTCCATCTATATTGCTGTGACTTTTTCCACCCTTTGGTTCTTTCACAACCTTTGGTTTCCCCTCTGCATAAGGTGGGGGATTCATATTTGGGCCAGCAGCAGTCGCACTACCCTTATTGGGTGGTTGTCCAATTTTTGCCATCTTATTTCTCCTGTGAGGCAAAGCCCCCCGAAGGGGGCTAAACCAAAACTAATTTACTTTACACCTCTTAACTGACCATTGCCAAACCCATTCTTAGCGCGTAAACCATACTCACAAATCAAAAGCTGCTTTACACTGTCGCCAGATTTCGCAAGAGTTTCCGTTCGGAAAGGACGCAAGTAATCAATAGACCACAGATCGTAGTCAAAGAAATATGCGAAAGTAGGAACTGAGAAACGGTTAGGAACAACCTTAAACGTACCAAAGTCAGTAACTAGAACATCCACTGCGTTTATAGCAGTAATGGCCTTATCACCTGAGTTGTTTCCTATAGGATCAGCAACCACATTACCACCAACATTGGATGAACTGATCGTCTGTTTAGTAGGACCGTCACACATAATAACATCAGGTGTTCCGCCCTTATCCCAGATACGAGATACAGTTTCGTTTATTCCAGCAAGCGTAATCGCAGTAGTTGAACCTGCGACAGCCGTTGGGGCAGTCGTACCATCTGGGCCAACAGAGCCTACTCCAAGATTCTGCAAACCAACAACTGGGGCTTGTGTTCCATCCAGAACGGGAGTTTGTAGTAAAATAGGACCACCCATCCATGTACCAACAGAAGCGGTTGCCCTAGCATTACCAGACGAGGCAATAGTTTTTAGAGTGTCATCTAAAAGCATTGTCTCCATATTGCGCTTTAATTCTTTAGCGCGTTTAGCAAGCTGATAAGCCTGAGTTGACTTACGACCAGCAAAATCGACCGCTTCAGCAGTTCCTGAACTTTGGACTTGTGTTGCGGAGATTTGGGTGAAGTTAGTCAAACGTCTTGGCTCAGTAGCAGCGGTAGAGGCATAATCGTCACCTTCTGCCTGTCTGTTATTTGCCGTATCGCTCAAAGTATCAGTTTGCCACTCAAAGGTCGTGTTATCGCACGAACCCCGTCCAACACCGTTCAAAAACGGAGTGTCCATTGGACTAATATTGTAAATTATATTACTTAGGTCTTCCCTGATGCCTATAGCACCATAGGTTTCCCTTGTATCTGCGGGAACTGCCATGGCATTTCCTCCTTAGTTAAATGTCTATAAAATCCTCTAAGAGCGCAGACGCATCGTCAAGATGTCCTGTGCCTTTGAGACGTTTCATTTGTGCAGTACGTTTAGATTTTGCATTATCAGAACTGGACCGACCCTGACCGGCTCGGATTACTTTAGGTTTATTTTTTAGCTTCTTTGACTTTACATCTGACTTCTGTAATTGGTCATATTTTTGAGCCTTTAATAAAACAAGTATAGAGCGGTGGTCGATAAGACTATTGAGTTCATCTGCGGTAAAGCCTTGTTCCTTTGCATAGGATTGAAGACCTGTCGCCATCTCTTTTTGCTTATCGGGTACACCCCAATCTGGAAGAGCTTCAACTAATTTACCTTTCTCAACTTGCAACATTTCCTGTTGGGCTTTTTGCATTTGAGCCTGTTGAGTTTGAGCCGCTCTCGCTTGCTCATTTTGTAAGCCTTGAATCTTTTCCTGAGCTTCTCTATATTGCTCCCTAGTTGTAACATACTCTATGGGATCATTTTCCCTTAAAGCATTCCAATCTACGGTTGCAAATTTCTCTAACTCGCCCATGCTACCTTGCATGACGTTGGTTAGAGCTTCCATGTACTGCTGACGCTCTTGCTGAATCTGTGCGATTTCGGAGTTGTACTGCTGTTGCAATGTCTCCATCTCTTTACGATCACCAGCAATTTCTTGCGTCTTACGAGTATAATCGGATTGTCGGCTATAGCCACTAAGAAGTTCGTCAAGGCTGACTGCTACTTCTTCACCATTTACAGTGACAGCATACAGTTCCTCTTCCTCTTCACCTTCCGTTTCTTCGGATTCTTCTTCAGCCTCTTCGGCTTCTTCCTCCTCAGATTCCTCCTCAAATGATTCATCTTCCTCTAAAGGTTGAGACTCTTCTTCCTCGGTGGGTTGAGCTTCCTCTTTCTGTGGTTTCTCCTCTTCAGGTTCCATTAGTCCAAGTAATGCTTCTTGCGCTTCAGTGACACTTCCACCTAGCGCTGGTATTGGCTGTAATCCAGCCGGTGCTTGCGGGGCAGTTTGCGTATCCGCCATAATTTTTATTCCTCTATCAGATATATGGGTGTTGCTTTTCCATCATCTTGGCCATGTGTCCAGTTTCTACTATGGAGTTTATATGGCCATGAATTCGGTCAAGCAGTCTCATTGCAAGCCAGATAGATTCTCTAGCTTCCAAATCTGTTGAACCACTGTGATTCCAACGGTTCATTAAATCTTCTTTCAGTACATCAAATGCTTCGTTCAACAACGGGTCGTCTATAAGCGATTTCGCCCTTCGTTCCCTTTCTTCTGGTGTCATGTTCTACCTATAGCTACGGCGCGTTTCTGATCGCGCTCAATGTTAATTTCCTGTTGCTTCAAGCTGGCATCTACCTGTAACTTCTGGTATTCCTGCTGAATCTTCTGAGCCTTGATCTGAACCTCTGCGGCCTTGATCTTTAACTCTTCCTGTTTCACCTGAGCTTCCATTTGAGCCGTCTGCTCTTCTGGAGATGGACCCTCTTCCTGCTGTGGGGGCATCTGTGATGGGTCTGTTAGGTAATCATTAACATTTTGAAAACCCATAGCCTTCACAAGAGAGGCGCTAAGGTTATACATATTTTGCATACTAACTATAGGCAGACCACCCTTCATAGCTTCACCGGCAAACTGTAGCATCTGAGATAGATGCATCATGTGCTGGTCTTTGTTTCCATTCCCTAAAGCAACGCTTACGGTGCAATCAAACTTATCGCGCCAGACATCAGGTCTTACGGGAATCCATTCATTCCTTAACTGTATCATGCGCTCTTTATCCTGATTCTTATGCAGGAGTTCGTAGATACAGATCATTAAGTCTTTAACGCCTGTCTCGGCAAAGTTACGAGCGATTAGCTCTACTCTACTCTGTGCAGCACCCATAACAGCGTTGACAGCGGTGGCTGTCGTGTGCGATGTGAGGGCATTTTCATCAAGCCCCTGAGACATCTTAGATACCCCGGCTCTGGCTTCCCTTACACCATCGAGGTACTCAAGCATCTGGAATGAGTAGGGTTCAAGGGCGGGAGTAGCCAAGGGAGTAACAGCTTGGGGGGATTTTACCCTGACCACCCCGCCGGGACGTTGTGTCAAGAGATCGTCTAAGTTAGCCTGTCCCTCAAGGACAGCATAGCGACCAAAGTTCTGGTTGTACATATTATCCATGAGATTACGCATGAGCGTACTCTTCATTAGCTG